GCTGAAATGTTACATCTTGCCCGGTAAGCACGAATGCCACCGTTGCCGATGTCATTTTGCGAGCAATGCGGAGCGTGGCGTCTTGCCCCGACTCATTGAATGCGCCGTTCGCGGCCGCGATCTTGCGACCGATACGGAGCGTAGCGGCTGTCATGCTAAGAGTAAGCGCGCCGTTTGATGCTACCACTCTGCATCCCCTACGAAGCCCCGCCGCCGTCATGCTAAGCGTGTAGGCTCCGTTCGCGGCCGTCATCTTGCGCCCGATACGGAGCGTGGCGTCTTGCCCTGCCTCGTTAAACGATCCGCTCGCCGCCGTCATGGAGTACCCGCGGCGCAGTGCGACGTCTTGCCCCGTTTCGTTAAATGATCCGCTACCCGCTGCAATCTTGCGCGTCGCTCGCAGCCCTACATCCTGCCCTGATTCGTTGAACGCGCCATTGTCCGCGGTCATGGAGTAGGAAGTTCCGCCTGCGCTGATGTTGTTCGCCGCAAACGGACTACCAAACTGCACGAAGTCAAGCAGCTCTAAGTCTATGCTTGATTTGCTCTGCGGAAGTAATGGGCTTCCGTAGAGCGTGTAGTCAAGCAATGGTAGATTTGATGGTAGCGCCATGTTATGCCTGCGTTACGGTTGCATCGCCGAAGTAAACCGTGCCTGTTGAGGCGCCAAGTGCGTAACTTTCAAGGTCTATTTGCACCACGCCCGCAGCCGACGGCGTGCAGGTTACAGTGAGTTCTTCCCATGTGTTTTCCGCAGCGGTAATCGTAGCGGTCACGTCAGCATCGACCCCAGGGGTTACCCAGCCCTTAAGACGCACGCGGCCTTCTACGTTCGTGTTTGTCCTTCGTACCCATATCTTAAAAGTCACAAGCGTCGATGCGCCAACGGCAAAGGGTTGCAATGGCTGAACAAAAGGTACTGCAGAAAATGTATTAGTAGTCGGCACATGGCGATACGAACGCGTAGCAGTGCCGTGTACAGGCGTGGTTACATCATCGACGGCAATTCCTGTATTTGAAAATTGGTACCCTGTAAATGTTGAATACCGAGAAGCCCTGACCGAGGCTATCATGGTACTGTTAGAAAAAGGCGTTGCCTCTGATAAGCTTGCATTGTTTAGGCGCACAAGCCCTGAATTAGTTACTCCGTTTGCGTTGCCTGATGTTGTAAGACCGTTTAATTCCATCCCGCCAGCATTGTTGACGCCACTCTGAAAGTTATCACGACAAACAATATCCTGCGCGATACAAAAACCAGTATTCACAAAACCAACCGCAGCGTTGTTTGAAGATATTGCGTCATTGACAATACAATATCCAGCGGTCGCTATTCCGTTATTCACATTGCTGTACGATACAGGGCCTTGCAATTTCGCCGTGGTTGCTGAAATGCCCACCGAGTTCATACTTATTGCAGCGTGATTTTCTACGTACGTATCGCCTGAGACCGTAAGTGCAGAGTTTGTTCCGTAATGTCCGCAGTTCAAAAATCTAAGGTATTGGCCAGCCACTGAAAATGGTACACTTCCCCACAGAACCGCCATTTTTTCAATCGTCAAGCGAGTAAGAGCATTTGTGTGTATGGTCTGTGTTCCTATTATATTACGGTCGCTTTGAACAAACGTAACGCCGTCCTGCGTACTCATGTTAGTTCTATCCCATCCGCCCGAATAAATGATATTGTTGCCCGTCGATCCCCCTTCATTTATTGTTTGCTGCAATGTTAAGCGGATAGTATCGCGAACGTATGCCGTTGTTGTGGTTGTGGTGTCATGCCATCCTCGGGATGTGTTTGTGCCTGCAAGATGATTTTGCTCGCTTTCGATTATTACCGTCGTTCCGTTTATTGAACGAATCGGATACCATATCATGTTGGTTGCCGATGAAGACGTGCCAATCAGAGCGTTTACATGTAGGTCGTTGCAGGCAAAAATGTTATCGATCAGCACGTTGCTTGTGCCGGGATCAAGCAAGGCGGTCAATGCTACCGACTGAATGGAACTCGAAAGCGCCGATCCGTTTTTGAAGGTAATCGGCTTCCAAATGTTTGCGCCAAATGCCGTATCAATAGTAAACGAATGCACAGGCGTTGCGCCTGCCGTATCACTGCAAAGGTCAATGCGAAAGGTATTGGCTACGGTCGCAATTGACGTCCGCATCCAAAAAGAAATGTTGTTGTAGGCTGATAAATCAAGCGTGCCTGTAGCTCGGTATGCTACAAGACCTGTAGTAAACCCTGCGGCAATAGCAAGCTGTGCAGCATTTGACCCTTCTTTTCTTGTAGTAAGAAGAGAAGCCGTCACGTTCGCCGACGCAGTCCATGCGGTCTCACACGTATCTATGTTCGCAGTCACCGCGCTCGCGAGTGTAATCGTCGGGCTTTTGTTTGTAAAAGTACCATTCACACCCAAACTCACAGGGTCGGGGCTTTTCATAATGCGGATAACATCGCCTGGTGCAGTACGTGCAGCGGTCGCTCCGCTTGTTATAGTTTTCCAGCGATTGGCAAACGTAGTCCCACTATTGGAATCGTTGCCGTTTTCAAAATCAAGATAGAACGTTGCCACTCTTCAGCTCCTCGAAGTTTTTGTGGATGCGCTCCATTACGTCGATGAGGTCTTGCTCATGTTCGTAGTGTGGCGTGGTTAGTGTGGTAGGTACACAATCGGTGCAAAGATAAATCTGAAGTCCGCCGTATCCGAGCCATCCGTCAGACTTTCCGCCGACGCACATGATCGACAAAAACCCGTCGCTCGAAGTGTAGTACTCGAACGGCGGGCTGTCGAATTGGTTTAGCGTGAATACAACCTGATCGCCTATGATCTGGGCAGTGTAGTCAATCATTACGCAAGTGTCAATGTGGTAGCGCCAAAGTCAACGGTAAAGGTTTCGGTGTCGTTCAATGTGATCGATGAACCGTAATCGTAGTATCCGATCAGGTTATCAGATGCGCTTGTGTCATTGTACATTACAACATAGCGGAACGGGCCAACCGTGCCACCTGATGCCGTGAGCGTGAGGTCACTGGTTACAAGCGAGTACGTTCCTGATGTTTGCGTCGATGATACCGTCGTGATGTTGCGTGATGAACAGTTTGTATAGCTGATTTGCGTGATGTCGGTAAGCACGGAGTTTGCCGCGCTCGGTGCGGTGTTCGTCAGCGCGATGGTAAGCTGATCGCTTCCAAGGTTATGCACCTTCTCTGCCAAAGCTTCGACGAACGGATTAAATTTTACGAAGGATGCCATGGTTTTCTAGAAAAAATTAAGGGGCGGACTGGCCGCCCCCGTGAAAAATTACACTACCAAGTACTGGCCAAGACCAAGACCTGCTGCGGTGTGGGGCTGAATGTCAGCGCCCGAGAGGATACACTGAGATGCAACGAATCCACCGTTTGTGCCATCGCCGAATGTGATAACCAAGTCGAGGTACTTCTTGCGACCCTTCAGGTCAACGAAGATTGCGTATACCTTGTTGTCATCGGTAGCCGAAGGAAGTGTGGACGTTGTGCCGGTAGCATCAGCATCGGTGCCGAAGCGAGCGCCCACAATGTCGGCATAGGAGCCGTCTGTGTCGGACTCTTGCAACTTCAGCGCGGTTAGCGCGATGTCGGTTGCGCCAAGCTCAACAAGGAAGGTAGCGTATGCGAAACCTTCGGTATTTACTGAATTGGTGGTAGCGCTTGCGTTGTCGATGATTGCCGCAGGCGGTGTTACGTTTACGTACTTAACTGATTGCAGTGCGTTTGCCATTATTTAGGTCTCCTTAGATTATGCGTTTGTTGAAATGAGAGCCGCAACTGCGCCGCGTGTGCGGTTTGCCGCCGTAGCGTTATAGTTACCGTTATCGTGAACGATGAAATCGAAGCGCTCCGTACCGAGCACCTGCGCGCTGCGTGTAAGGAAGTTCGTTTCCGATTGTGTGTTGGTCGCAACTTCGATACCCTGACGATCGCAGAACAATGTGGACTGAGACAAATCACCGAACAGCGCGAATACTTGGCTGTTTGCTTCGGTGCTCGGCATTGCGTTTACGTACACAACAGGATAGCCTAAGAAGCGCTGAGGTACGCCGTTGGTTGCGTCGATAGCAGCATTGCCGCCAAGAGCGTACATGAGGCGTTCCATTGTTGCAGCTGCGGCCGCGTCATGGATGAACCATGAAGGGTTGATACCGGGATAGCGTGCGATCTTGTTCTTCACGTCGATGAAGTTTTGCATGGTCACTTCGCTAAATGCATTACCCGCTGCAACTACTGCAGAGCCGAGCTTTGCTTTGTCAGCATCGGTTGTCCATGTTCCGCCGCCGTCTTGCACGAGCTTTTGGAATGAATAGGTCAAACCTACGATACCGCCGTATGTGGATGTACCGTCTCCAACGAATGCGCACTGATCTTCCTTCACTGCCATTGCATACGCAAGTTCGCGTGTGATTTCGTCAGCAAGGTTTACAGATGCATCAGCGTCCAAGATCAAGGAGTACTTTGTCAGTGCGCCCAAGATCTTCGGTGTAAGTGTGATTGTCTGCCATTGAGCGTCTGTCGATGTCGGTGTGCCTGTCTCGGACAAGAAATACGCAGTGTTGCCCGATGCGCGCTTCCACTTGATCTTGCGATCGGATGTTGTGGATGTAACGTCGGCGTAGTTACGGATGATTCCGTACTCTTCTACCAAGCGAACAATCGCGGTCTCAACTTCGGGGATAACAAACAAGCCAGCGCCGCCTTCGACGTTGGAGCTAAGCGCTTTGAAGTCCACGCCGTTTGATTCACACCATTGCTTTGCTTCCCCTGAGTTGCCAAGTGCGGCTTGGAAGAAGCGGCCAGCCTTGTAAGCGGCTTCGTTATTTTCAAATATGCGGCTCTTACGTGCCGGTGTTGCGTGTACTGTGTTCACGGTTTCGGTTTTGGTAGGTGAAGGGATAACAGGTACAGGTGTCTTCAGCGATGCAAGGCGTGCTTCGTTTGCCGCCTTGATTTCGATGCGCTTTTCGATGGCCTTCTTATCGCCTTCGAGCTTTTCGATTTGCTTTACCAGTTCATCTGCCTGATCGAGCTGAGCTTGTGTAGGTGCTTCAGCGTCCAAAATGACTTGCAACTGCGCAGCGAGTTCGCCAAGCATTGCAATGATTTCTTCCATTGTCATAGTCGTTGTTTGATTAGTTCATATTTCAGTTTCAGTTGGCGCGCTCGTAATTCGAGCTGCTTCTCTGTGGGTTGTGCGGATGCTATCATTTCCTCGAGATCGGCAAGTCCTGCCTTGACCGTTTCAATGAATGCATTCACACGGGTTACGTTCGCGGCGCTAAGTTTGCGCCCTTCTTTGACTCGCATCTCACTGCGTACCTTCGTGCGCTCCAAAAACCGCTTGATGTCTGTGACCAGAGCATCCGCATCAGAGTCGAAGGACATTTGAGATTTCATCGATAGTATCGCCGTTGCCGGGTTCGCACCGACCAGCACCGGAGACCACTCCATTAGGTTTACATCTGTGAGTTCGCGGACACCGTCTTCCGCCATTTGGTCTGTATTGACGGTATAGCCGATGGAAAATTCATCAATAATTCCCTCGGCAATATCGCTGAATGCTTCCTTGCCGCGCTGAGTATTGAGGTTGAATTTCCCCCTGATAAAAAGACCGCCGTAGCCTTTGATGGACTCAGGCAGGCGAGGGTCTCCACTCTTGAGTTCCACGGCCTCGAGAGTCTTGGCAACGGGAAGTTCCCAGTTGTGCATCCATACTCCCTTAGGCATCTTTGTTTCAAGACTCTTGGAAAAAGCCCCTTGAATAACTCGCTCATTGTAGGAATCGACGTTGTCGAAAACAGAGACGACCGCCTCAATAATACCTTCGGAGGCGGATTTGATGTGGGCTTTAAGCCCATGCTTGTATTCCATACGAAAAAGGCGCAACCGCCCAATAAGTTAGGTGATTGCGCCTTTTCGCAAT